TCTTTATCTTGAGTATTAATATCTTGATTATCTCCAGGATTATTTTCTAATTGTTCTTTTGGGTTTTGAGTTTGTTCCTCCATTTCTAAATTTTGGTTTACATCTAAATTATCGCCGTCCATTACTACTCTCCTTTCATACTTTCTATAATTTCATTTTTTTTATTTACTAAATCAAATTTCAGTTTGATTAATAAGTTTCTTTGCTCTGGATATTTTCCATAGTTTTGATAATAGTTTTCTTTTGTTTCTTCCCAGTCTAATGCACACCATTTAATAAGTTCTAATAACTCATTATCCCCTGCATACTTTGCTAAAAAATCATCATATTTACTTTTTCTTTCTTTGTCATTAAATATCACCTAATCCACCTACTCCCTGTTTAACTCTTTCAGGTATTCCTGTTTCTTGTCTTTTTCCTACATTTTCTTGAGCTTGTGCTAGTGTTTCTATTTCTAATAATCTTCTTTGATTTTCTACCATTTCTATAATTTCTTCTTTTGAATTAACAATACTTGCTGGGATATTCATTTTATCTCTTATATCTTCAACTGCTTCAGCCGATTTTATAATAAATCCTCTCTGTTCTTCTGGCACTAATTGAGAAGCCATATTATAAAAATCAATTATTCTTAATCCATACTCCCTACCTGAATTTTGAGTTAATTCATTGACATAATGTATTTTTGAATGTGTAACATAGTCCTCATTTTCCAGTGTATTCAATAGACCTTTCTTTTCTAAAATGTAATAAGCATTCATAAATATTGGCTCTAAAAGTTCTGTATTGATTAATTCATATGTTCCACTAAATTCATTTCTAAACATCTCTTGTCTTAATTCCATTTCAGTTGCTGACCTGTTTTTTGTTTCTAGTACATCTCCCAGAGGTTGTGCCATGTATGCTTTTCTTATTCTTTCCCTACAATCATTTATATCTTGGTCTATTGGGATTAAATTAGTTCCAGTATTTATTGGCTGTATACCCATTTTATTAGCGTCATTCCATTCTCCACCATAATTAATAGCACCAGGTTTTAAACTAACTTTATTTCTTAAACTTATATCTCCATAAAAATTAGCTGGTGGATCAACTATTTTATCTCTGTGTCTTGCTCTTTTTTCTATATTTTCATTAAGTTGTTTTATAAGATGTTTATTAGCTCTACCTATACCAATACCCCACGGATTTGAACTATCTACTTGCCATCTAAATATTACATAAGGATTATATTCAAGTACTTCATAAACCAATTCTTCTTCAAATTCTTCCGTATGTACAAAATGATGGTAAATATTTACTGCTTTGGCTTCATCAAATTCTGCAATTATAGTTTCTATAACTGATATTTTTTCTGTTAATTCTTCCTCGTTGCTTAAACTTTCTGGCTTCTTAAAATTAAGATGTCCGAACATATCCATTAAATCTTCAAGATTTTTTTCTACATATCTTTTAAAAACAATGTTAGGCTTCCCTTGCATATCTTCTAAGAAAAAGATGTTATCTAAATTTTGATAACTATACGTAAAAGGTTTTGCAGTTGAGCTTAATTCAACTATTTTAAATATTCCTGTTCCAACTTTTAAGCAATCACTAACTGATTTTGCAACTTCTGTATAATAGTTTGTATTACTATTAGTTCTATAAACTGTTTCTGAATTTTCTTCTAAGATTTCATCAAGTTCTTTTTTTATCATTTCAGCTGTACTATCATTTACTTCCTCAATAGCTTTTATTACATCTAAATTGCTTTTTAGTTCAGCCCACTTTTGCGATTTTGGAAAAACAGAAATCATAATAAAATTTGATAGAAATCTTTGGCTTTCTAATACGACACTGTCCACTTTTCTTGAAACACTTTTTTGTCTTGAAGCATCGTCTTTTATAGTGAATGATGTATCAGTTAATTCAAATGTTTCATTATAGTCGCCTTTTATATCATCTTTGTAAGTTTTAGCTTCCTCAAAGTAATATGCTAATTTTTCTTTTGATGGTTTTTTCATATACTACCTACCTGTTTTAAAAATCTTTTTAAGTTTGTCCTCATCTCTGTCTTTGTTTAATTTCAAACTTTTTGAAAAATCAACAGTTGTTTGAGGTTTATCAGTTAAATTTGTTCCTTGTTGTTTGTTTTGAAAGCCATCTATATCTCTTTGCATACTTTCAGTATCTGTTTTTACTTTATTTCTGTATGCTTCCTCTGTTTTCCTTTTTGCTTCAAGTTCAGCCTGTCTTTTTGCTTCTGCTTCTGCCCTAGCTTTCGCATCTGCTTCTGCTCTTGCTCTTTCTTCTGCTCTTCTTTTGTTTTCAGCTTCTATGGCTAATCTTTGTCTTTCTGCTGCTTCTCTAGCTTGTCTATCAGCTTCATCTCTTTGCTGTTTAAGTAAATCTTCTTGTGGATTTTTTCCTATTGCTCCACCAGTTAAGCCACCAACTATATTTTTAGCAGTTTTTCCAATACCTCCTATTCCTTTACCAATTTGTTTAATTGGATTACCACCTTTTCCCATTGTTTGCTCCTTTCATAACCACAATACTTATTCCATTTTCTATAATTCTTTTGCAATTCATTTTTCTTTCTAATAAATTATGGAATTTCATAGCTTTTGTATTTTCTACATAACACCATTGCCATACTTCTTCATATTCTTCAGCTAACTTTTTGAGTAATGCTATAAAAGAAAAGCCACAAGGTTTATCATAAATCTTAGCTACTCCTATCCAATATTTACCATCTTCCTTAGCTAAATCTATATAATATCCACCATCTAACCAAGCTCTTAAAGGCTCTCCAAGTTCTATATCTGTAAAATAGTATTTATACTTATCTATATTTTTTAATATGTTTATATATTTTTCTACTTCTTTTATCTCTTCTCTTGTTAGCTCTTTCATAAATAACTGACCTCACTATCGGAATCTTCTAAATAGTTTGTTTGCATAAGATTATCTAAATTCTTATTATAATCACTAGAAAACATACGCATACAAAAGTATTCAAGTGCATCACAAGTGTTACTTGCTGCAAGTCCTCTGCCATGAACGGGTACTCTTAGATTTTCCCCAGTAGAGTTATCTATTTTCCACTCATACGCTTTCATAAGTCTTACCATATCCCTAACACTTGTACAGTCTAAAAACTTGATTTTATGCTGTTCTATACTGTGTCTTGTAATCTCTATTGTCTTATTAACTTCATATGCCCTCAGCACTCTAACATTCTTAAAATGCTTGTTGTATGCTTCTCTTCTACTTGTTAAATAATCAATAGCATCTTGTCTATTTCTAGCATCGTGGGGCAGTATAATCTCTACATCTTTTATATTGCGTTCTTTCATAAATGCTTTTATGTACTCAATATAATGTATTGTTGCTTTATCTGTAGAAGCATAATGATGAATTATAGTATTGTCTATTGTGAATACTAATGCTGTACTATCATTAATCCCTAAATCTTCACTAACATATAACTTTTTGTTAGATATATCTAAATTTTTTATCCATTTAGCTTTTAATAAGCTTCCTGCATAAATAGCGTTCTCATTCGCTACATCTGTATCACATAGATAGTCTTGTCTGAACTTGCTTTCACTCATCAACTGCTTAGCTTTTTCTAGCTTTTCATCACTCCATACAGGGTTGCCTTTTTCATCTACTGCTTCTTTATCTAATGCACTTAGAATGCTCTTAAACCATAGCTTTATGTTTTTTACATTTTCTGCACTAAGCCCCAATATTGCAGCCATTCC